GTGATTCCGTTGCCACTACATTTCTTATTGGCTAATAGTCATTTATATACTCTTTGTTATCTAAATTTTATTTTTGCATCAATATTTGAATAGTTCTTTCCTTTTCCTCTAATAATAATTTAAGGTGTTCTATTTCTTTATCTTTATCAGCAATCATTCCTGCTGTGGCATTACCATATACAGAAGCAGCACTACCGTCACCATTTACTATTGATTGATTGAATTGACAATCATCATCAAACCAATATGAGATAGGTATATTCAAGACTTTAGATATTGCTTCCAACTTGGCAGCATCAATACTTTCCAAAGACTTCCATTTAGTTATAGTAACCGCAGTTACTCCCATTCTATTGGCAAAATCCTTTTGAACAATTCTCTTTTTTCTAAATAATTCATCTAATTGATTTCCAAAGTGTTTCATACTTATAATTAAACTAATAGGAAATTAATAATTAAATTATTTGGAAATTAATTTCCTTAAATTTATATTTGCATCATAAATCTATGAATAAATAATCAATATTAAATATATTATGGAAGAAAAAAAGAAGAAAAAAGTAAATGATGGTATTGCATTGCGTAGCTATTTACGCAGCCTGCCTGTATGTGAGTCACCTAAAATGGCCAGAAAGTTAGCAAACGAGTGTAAGGTTCCTCTTTACACATTCAATAATTGGCGAAGCGGCTTAGTCCGGATTCCTGAATTGGCTAAAGATAAGATAGAAGAAGTTATAGGAGTAACTCTCTTTGATAGATAACTATGAGTACTTTATTATGCAAAAGTTATACAACTTCTGTGTAAAGTAGAAGATACTTTACGGAAATTGCACATGAAGAAAGTCTCCCCAAAAATAACAATCTATGAGAATACATTATTTCTACAAAAAAGATTATCGTCAAGGCTTCTACGATCTTGAGATTGTTGCCTGGCTTGAAGAAAAAACAATATCCAGACAAGGAGATGAAAGATTAAGTTTTAAGAAATTGGAGCGCCTTGACATTTTTGTTTCTAAAGATGTAGATTTTCAAAGTCATAGAATTAGCCATGAATTTGGAAAGAATAGTTGCATAGGACATTCTGCTCATACCCGTAAGAAACTGGTAGAGGATATGGGGAAATGGGGACTTAAACCTATTGACAGGCGGAACTATGAAAGGTTTCGTAAGGTAGCCCTTGCACTTTACTATAAACAGTCCTTAATCGATTTCTCTGATTTCAAAGGGAAGCAGACATATACTATCCATACAATAATTGGAGATTGACGTATAACTAATAAGAAATGAGTAAAATCCACCTGTGTGAAAGATGTAAATATTGTACACATTCCCCCAATTTATTTCAGCCATATTATTGGTGTTCCTGGTATGGAAAAGAAGTAAAGACACGGATTAACAGATGTGATAAAATAACCCTCAAAACAAAGTAGAAATGAATGTAAATCAAATATATAATTCTGAATGTTTGCAAGGATTAAAATATCTTCCAGACAATAGCATTCATTGTTGTGTAACCTCCCCACCTTACTACGCGTTACGGGACTATGGCGATGATGCCCAGATAGGACTTGAAAAAACTCCAGAAGAATATATTCAGAAGTTGGTTGATGTATTTCGAGAGGTTCGTAGAGTATTAACTAAGGATGGTACATTGTGGCTCAACATAGGAGATAGCTATGCCAGCTCCATGAAGGGGGAAGCCAGCTACCCAGATAATGCCATGAATTACAAGCTGGGAACCAATAGAGGCACACTTGGCAAAGCTACCATTATAAAGAAATGCATGGGATATAAATCAAAAGATTTGATTGGTATTCCCTGGATGCTTGCCTTTGCTCTGCGTGCAGATGGCTGGTTTTTGCGCCAGGATATTATTTGGCACAAACCAAATCCTATGCCAGAAAGTGTTAAGGATAGGTGTACAAAGGCTCACGAATATATTTTTCTTCTTAGTAAATCAAAACATTATTACTTTAATTCGGAAGCAATAAAGCAAGTAGCCAAGACTGAGGAGAACCGGCCGTCAGGAGTCCAGCGCAACAGAGAATATAATTATAACTCAAAAGAAAACAATAATCCTCAAGCATATAGAAAGCAACAATATGTTGGCGGCCGGAAACGAAAGTCTCAAATTTACAAAGAAGATGATCCTATGTTCCGTCGTAATAGTGAACGATGCTATGTCCCTTCTGGAATGGTAAATAAACGTTCGGTTTGGAGTGTATGTACTTCCGCTTTTAAAGACGTTCACTTTGCTGTATTTCCTCCTGCCTTAATAGTTGATTGCATCAAAGCTGGATGTCCGGAAGGTGGAATTGTTCTTGACCCTTTCATGGGTTCTGGTACTACGGCTGTAGTTGCAAGAAAACTTAACCGCAAATATATTGGCTTTGAATTAAATCCCAGTTATGTGGATATGGCAAAAGAGAGAATAATTAAAGAACTGGGATTTTTTAGATAATTAAAATCAAGTAAGAAATGAATAAAAAAGAAATAACAATGAAAAAAGGTCAGAAAATACGCATACTGCGGACAAATGAAATAGCGACAATCGTTGAAGTGGAGTTGATTCGTAAGGGCGGTAAAGTCCATCGGTACTGCCATCTGAAGGTGGATAACAAGCCGGACTTATGGTTGGACGCCTCAGAACTGGGTGGATTGGTGGAAAAGTGCCGGATTACTTTCCATGATGACAGAGGACAGGAATTATACTTTGATGTGGAGCGTGATTACCGCAAGGAAAATTTGAGTATGACATTGACCGGGAAGAATCCGGAGAATCTCAAGGAGCATCACGGAATCAATATAGTGATGGCCGAAATGTTGCTCAAAGGTTTAAAAGTGCACTAATCTCGTTCTTGATAATTATTACAACATATGACGGAAGACAATCTTGCACCATATAAAACTATCAGACAGCTCTCACAAGAGAATGCCCGATTGAAAAATAAACTTGATATATATACTGTTTCTTGGAAAGATTTAAGTCCTATTGCTTAATTCCAAAAACAATGTAATTCGTAGCGACAATATATAAAACCCTTATGTACTTTACTCAAGATGATATAAGACGAATCAAGGAAGCCTCTAAAGGTAAGCTCCTTGATGTAATCGGTGATTTCCATGAACTACGGAAACGAGGTAGTGAATATAAATGTGAATGCCCTAAATGCCATGGACAGGAAAAACTACATATCTCTCCGGCCAAACAGATTTTCAAATGTTTCAGTTGCCCAGACATAAAAGGTAGGGAGCCGTTGGACTATCTGCAACGGGCGGAAGATATGCAGTTCCTGGAAGCATGTGATTACCTGGCACGCAAATTCAATGTATTGCTTGACCCCAAGCCTGAGAAAAAGCCTGCTACCCCTGCTAAAATGAAGAGACGGAGTAAAGAAGCCAAAGGAGAGAACGTCGATACATTCTGCGCCCGTATGCTCGCTGGTAGCGGACTGACTTATCAGGATGTAACGGCACATATTTTCAAGAAAGGAGATACACAAAGCATTTTTGAGGCAAAGACTTTCCGTCCGGGAACCGTTGACGAATACGGTAACATCGTTGATGGAGATGATGTCATTATCGAATATTACGACTTGGATGGTATGCCGGTCACTTATATGCGTAAACTTCCGGGACGTGGTAAGCAGGAACTCAAAGTATATTATCGTGTTCGTTGGCAGTTTCCGGATGAGCACCGAGACAAGGAAGGAAAGCCGTTCAAATATAAATCTCCTGCCGGCAGCGGTACACCTATATACATTCCGGAGCGTATGAGACAGCTGTATAAGAAGAAAGAGCAATTTCCAAGACTTTACATTCAGGAAGGAGAAAAGAAAGCGGAAAAAGCATGTAAACATGGCATCCCTTCCATAGCGGTCAGCGGTATTCAGAACTTGGGACAAAAAGGGGCACTGCCGGAAGACCTCGTCAAGATAATCACTGTCTGTGGAGTCAAGGAAGTGGCTTTCATCTTTGATTCGGACTGGAACGACCTCTCCAATAATATAAAGTTTAATACTCCTGTCGATACGCGTCCCCGGTGTTTTTTCTCCGCTGCCCGTAATTTCAAGGACTACATGCGGATGCTGAAGAACCGGGGTATTATGGTGGAAATATTCATAGGCCACATCAACAAGAACGATGAAGGCGATAAGGGACTGGACGACCTCTTGGCCGACAAACTGGCCGGCCATGAAGAGGAGTTGGCCGAAGACTTGGAATTTGCTTGCAACGAGAAATCAGGGATGGGTAAATATGTGGAAGTATTCAAAATCACTACATGGAATGACCAAAAGCTACGGGAATTATGGAACCTGCACAGCCATGAGAAATTTGCCGAACAACATCGAGAGGTCCTGCAGGAACTTCCGGAATTTATCTTTGGCCGCTATGCATGGAAATTTGATGAGAACGGTAAACTGGTATCTGCCCTACCCTATGATGAAGATGAGAAGTTCTGGAATGAGGACTATAAAGAAACAAACGGCAACAGAGTACCGGTGTTTGAATATGACTATGTGGCTGCCAAAACCTTTTTTCAGAACCGGGGTATCGGCCGTTATCGCCTGCTCGATACCAAACTCTGGACATATATTCATCTGGAACCGCCAGTAGTCCGGACTATTGACGTGGAGGACGCACGCGATTTCATGTTTGCCTTTGCCGAACAGAACTGCAGCCGTTTCGTTAACAACCAGCTGCTTAAGGGTGGTTCGCAATATGTCGGGCCGTTCCAGATGTCGAGGCTCGCTTTCATCCAACCGAATTTTATCTCTCCGTCACGTGACGAGCAATATTTCTATTTCCGTGACCATTGCTGGCATATTACCCAGCATGAGGTCAAGGAAGTGGGTTATGAAAGTATCACCCACCAGATATGGGATGAACAGCGAAAAAACACTGATGTCAAGTATCTCGGCCGCCCTCTCATTGTTTTCAGGGAGAAGGATGGCAAGTATGACTATGAACTCTCTTCGGACGGCAAGAAATGCCACTATCTTCAGTTCCTGATTAATACAAGTAATTTCACTTGGAGAAAGAAGCCGGAAGAAATTGAGGAAAACGAAATCTACGAAAATAATCTTCATTTGCTTTCAAAGATGTGCGCTATCGGTTACATGCTGATGGAATGCAAAGACGCGAATGTGACACGTGCTGTTATCGGTATGGACGGCAAACAGTCAGAAGTTGGTGACAGCAATGGACGTAGCGGTAAGTCACTTGTCGGCGAACTGATGCGCCAGGTTGTCGATACTGTTTATATATCCGGAAAACGGACGGATATTTTCAACGACAGTTTTATTTGGAATGACATTGACGAACGTACCCGCCTGGTATTCATCGACGATGTCATGCTGAATTTCAATTTCGAATTTCTGTTTCCCAATCTTACCGGGGACTGGACCGTAAACAAAAAAGGAGGCGCACGTATCACTTATCCATTCGCCAAATCGCCCAAAGTATATATCCCCACTAACCATGCCATCCGCGGTACCGGTTCCAGTTATACCGACCGGCAATGGCTGATAGCCTTTTCCGATTTTTATAATGACAAGCACAAACCCATGGATGATTTCGGGGTACTATTCTTTTCCGAATGGGACTTCACACAATGGAACCTGACCTGGAACATGCTGGCCAATTGCATACAACTCTATCTTAGATTCGGGGTCGTACAGGCACCGGGCGAACGCTTGCAGCAGCGTAAGTTAAGGCAGGAGATTGGAGAGACCATCATATCCTGGGCGGATGAATACTTCAGCAGTGAAGAACACTGTCGCCGTACCCCTCGCAAGGAGATTTATGATAATTTTTGTAACTATGATCCGCAGCAGCGCAAGTACATTACTTCTACCGCCTTCAAGGACAAGATAAAAAAATATTGCGAATGGAAAGGCTGGATATTCAACCCGCACAAGTATGATGCCAAGAGTGGCTTACCTCTCTTTTTGGACAAGGATGGGAAACCGGTTATAGATGATAAATCCGGTGGAGTGGAATACTTTACCATAGGAAAAACAGCTGGAGAACAGTCCCCCCAGAATGACCCGTTTGACTCATCAATTAGCAATCCGGACAACAAACTTGCATTCTGATGAACGAGACGTATTCCAATATCATAGCCAGGCTTGTGCCTCTCTACGACATGGCTCCGCAACGTTTCATGGCATTCTACAATGCGGTATATCTGATGTGCATTGATTTGCCGGAAGGTTACCGGTTTCGTATTTCAGACCGCTGCCAGGGAAAGGACCTGGCACTGTTTCGGGACATCGTGAAGACTCTCATTGCAGAACAACCTTATAACAAATATATGGGACAATTGGAACTGTCGGATGATATGGAGTATGTACGGCGGACAACCGGCTTTAAACCTTCTGCAAACCGATTTATCCCAAGACAAGGAAAAAGATAGACCATGCCAATTTATTATGATGTAAAGATACATATTTTCAACGAATTACGCAAAGAATCATGCTAAAAAAAGAACACAAAATATTTGTAGTCGTCTCTCCGGAACCGGCTGAGCGTAAGAGACTGTTGAGCCGTCTGGCGGTACGTCTCGGTTTCGCCCTTATCCCTTCGGATGCGGCGAAAATCATATCGAATGACATGTACAGTATAGACCTGTCAACGGCCTATTTTATTTTCTGTAGCAACTATAATTTTCGTGGAGCTGTACTCACCAACCAGCGCTTGTATGAAATGGCCGCACGGGGATTGTGTGTGGCTGTAGGAGTTCGTTCCATACCCCGTGAATACGAATTCATTTGCAAAGTGTTCTATCCGGAAGATTTTTTATGACGGCCAGTCTGGGAAAACATAACACGGAGTATTCTTGAAAGTACATATTGAGATTTGTCTGCATCCGACTGTGCGTGAGTACAGTCGGATGCTATTTTTTTCTTTCACCCCTTCCCCCTCTCTCCCAACCCGTCATAATAACGATTTGGACAAACGTGCATGAAAGCGAAAACAGACGCAGAATCTCTGGAGGGGTATATTATTCTTTTTTTTTATTCTTCTTTTAAAAATAGACTACCTTAAAAAATGGAAAAAAAATCGTGCATTTGTACGGACGTGCAAAATCAATCACACAAAATACTGATACACAAATTATTACAATCGTACAAAATCCGTACAAATTATGCACGAATAGCGCACGAATTGTACTTTTCTCAAAAAAATGCCCAAAAGTACGCAAACAGAAGATTTTGTACGGTTTCGTACGATTTTTGTACATATATAACAAGTTGAAAATTAGCCATATAACAAAATACACATGTACAAAAGTACTGCCGCACGATTTTTGTACTATATTCGTGCAAGGGTTTGGTTATATTCTTGGTATTTTGTATATTTGTGTAAAAATCAACGCTTTAAATGACAAAGAAAGACCGATTCGTCTGCTGGCTCCCTTGTAAACCGTACGTCAGGCAGTTCTTGCTGCATAACTTCAACGCCCCGGATGACACCTGGGACGAAATAGTCAACCTGTCATCGGATAAGGAGCTGCAAAATGATTTCCTTTCCCGGCTGTCAAAACGTGGCCGTTATGAAAACAGGTACCGAAACCTCTACCGTTATACCACCCATGTAGCGGTGGAGATACGTCGTGATGATTTCTATCGCTACGGATGGGCTTTGTCGAATACTGAAGTGGTGGCATTCGGAAACAAAGTGGAACGGCGCATCAAGCAGATGCTTTTCCTCTATCTCGATACTCATGTGAGTGTAGGGATTCCACTCTCAACCGCTATCCGCAATTTTCAGAACAGTTTCGGATTCGATGAGGACACCTGGCCGTATGATACCATTCGCAGGGAATATAACCGGCATGGATATCGGAAAAAGGTGGAGAATACAACAATTTTAGATTTTATTAACCGTATAATCTTGGGGAAGTTGTCCGAGTTTGGGACAATTTCCCAGCAAGGAAAATTAGCCTATGAAAGTAATAAACTATGATTTTGAGAACATTGGTGGCTTATTGCAGGTGATTGCTGTTCCTCTGAGTTCATTTTTGCAGATTCGCAGGGATTACATTGCTGATTTGAACTATCTGGAACTTTGTAATCCGGAAGAGATTATTTCCATACCGGTATATGCCAATGATACTTATGTATATAATGAGGATAAGGAAGTGAATGATGCAGGAGACTGCTGGAATGTGTCGGTTGAAGGGATTATTCCGAAACTCTCTTCTATGAATCACCGGTTGATAGAATCTTTGGAGCGTGGCTTATGGTATGTATTGGCAGTAGACGGTAATGGGCAGGTACATTGGTGCGGGCAGGAAGATGCACTTATGCTATTCTCCACAAACAAGACAACCGGACATTCTGTTTCTCAGCGTAACGGCACATCGTTCACGTTCACCTGTGTCCAGGATGAACCAACAATTTATATAGCAGAACTGGAAGGTCTGGAAAGATAAAAAATACGTTTATTCCGTGTTTGACGGTACCCTGTGTCCTTGGGTACCGTTTTTTTTGCGCTTTTCTTTGCGTAAAAAAGTTATATGAACGAGACGGTTATCACACTATTCGGCAGTATTGACCGGTATTGGTACAATAAGAATTATTTGAAATACTTTCTGGACAAAGCAAAAGGCCAGCCCGTACGTTTGAAGGTTTCCAGTCCGGGCGGTGATGTTGCGGAAGCGGTTGCCATGTCCAGCCTGATGGCCGAGCACGGCAACGTGACGGTGGAGTTCATCAGCTTCAACGCTTCGGCGGCTACCATATTGGCATTCGGCGCCAAGTCCATTGAAATGCACGAGGACGGTATGTGGCTGGCACATAAGTGCAGCCTGGGAGTGGACATCTGGGGCCAGCTTAACGCGGATCAGCTTGAAGATACCATCAAGGATTTGCAGAACAAAAAGAAGAGCGCCGAGGCTATTGACCTGATGATTGCACAGAAGTATATCAACCGCAGCGGAAAAAGTCTGAAGGAGGTTATCACCCTGATGGAAGAGGAACGCTGGATGCCTGCTTCCGAAGCCAAGGAATGGGGATTTATAGACAGGGTTATTCCCGGCGCCCACAAAAAGCCGCAGGTGACCAATGAAATAACCGATTGCTTTACCGCACTCGGCCTACCGCTGCCGGTTATTGCTTCAGAAGAGAAGCCGGAACCGGAAAGCCGTGACAAAAATCTGGTTTCCCAGATTATCGACGGTATCAAAGGGCTGTTTCCTGCCAATAATAAACCTGAAGACATTTCTAATTCAAATACAGTTATTTCCATGCGTAAAGAATTTACTTTCATCAATCAGATCCTCAATTGTGAAGGCATTGAGGAAAAGGACGGTAAGGTATCGCTTACTGTAGAGAACTTGCAGGCTATCAATGACGCCATCAAGGCTGCCAATGATGCGAAAGCCAAAGCAGAAAACGATTTGGCGGCTGCCAATACCGCTAAGGAAACAGCCGAAGACAGTCTGACAGCAGTTGTAAATGACCTTGATAGCCTGAGTGACAGTGTCAAGAATGCCGCTGACAACAAGGCGAAGGTACAGGTTATCCGTGACATTGTCACCCGGATACCGGGAACGGGTACGGTCAGCCATCAGGAAGCGAACGAAGACAACAGGTTCGCGGACATTGCTACAGACCCTATCAACAGTTTTGAGAATGAATAACATCTAAACTTTTCTATTTATGGATTTTAAAGCACCTATTGACATTACCGCCGTTCTGACCGCGGTAAAAAAACACAAGGACATCCTGAAGGCGGTCGACAAGCTCGATGCTTCGGAAGTCTTGAAACATTTCACTCCGGTACCGGGCATTACCGATTCCCTTGAACTGGGCAAGGTGGAGGGCGGAAGCATCTCCGGCAAATATACCGGTAAGTTCACGGCCGGCAAGTACCTGGGCAAGATTGTTCCCCGCCGCCTGGTAGTGCGTCCCGTTGTGATGGAGATGTCTGATGAGCCGGAACGTTACCGCCGTACCTATATCGCCGAAGTTCCCGGTACACTCCGCAAGGAACATCCGTTCGAACTGTGGCTGATCAACCACGGACACGAACTGGCGTCCAATGACCTGCTGTTTGCCATTTTCACGGCAAAATACAGTGCTGATGAAGAAAAGACGGATATTCAGGACTCTTTCGATGGTATCGGTACCATCATCACCGAAGGCGAGGCAGTCGGAGACATCTCCAGCGCTGAGGGTAACGTTTATACCACCGGCGAGTTGACACGTGCCAATATCGGAGAGAAACTGCTGGAAATGTGGCGTTACATGCCGCGTACCTTCAAGCGCAAGAAGAACATTAAGATGTTCATTTCCGATGATTTGGGTGACATGTACGACGACTGGCGCAAAGATGAGGGTACCATCGTTATCGGACTTAAGGAAGACACTTCTGATACGCAGCATCTTCTCGGCTCCAACAACCGTTGCGAGCTGGTACGTGTTCCGAATCTTCCCGACGGCAGCCAGTTCGTCATGCTGACCACCAAGGAGAACGTATGCTACGGTTTTGATAAGGAAAGCGACTTCAAGTCCATCAAGCCGTTCATGTCGGGTAACCCCTATACGTTCGATGCTGCCGGGAAGTATCTGATTGGTTTCCAGTTCGTATCCGTACACAAGTCCGAGTTCTGCGTCAATGACCGTCCGGTGGATCCTGAAGGAACCAATCCGTTCGGATACATTGAGGTGACCATTGCGCCGGATGAAGCGGCCAACAACGGTGGAAAGTGGCGTATTCAAGGCGAGGAAATTTGGCGTGATTCCGGTACGTATGTGGCTGTTCCCGGTGGTAAGGAATATACCGTCGAGTTCCTGGAAGCTGCCGGATATACCACTCCTGCCGTGCAGAAGAAGACACCCGCTGCGGGCAAGGTGGAAAAAGTGACGGGCACCTATGTTGTTAAATCTGAATAAATCCTGTGATTATGGCAGAAGTAGACCCTAAATTATGTATTGCCCTTGATGATATCAATGAGGCAATGGACTGTAACAGCCAGGGTAACATGGGGGGAATCGTACCGTCCGTTATCTTCGGTTATCATGAGGATGTAGCCACATGGCCGGACTATCCTAAAAAGACGGAATCCCCGCTTTCGCTTGAGGAAGCCGGCGCGCTGGTTGGTGACCTTGTCATGAAGGAAGGCCGACGGGCTTACAGGATGGACTTCACGGACGACCTGGCGGAATTCAAGATTACCGACCAGGGAGAAACCGGTGGCGAGTCGTCACTGATGGACCTGAATATCATTTCTCCCAAGATGCGAAAGAAAGTATTCGGTTTCGAGAATGCGACCAAAGGCCGCAAGATGTTCTTTATCGTGACCGACAACAACGGCACGAACTACCTGATGGGTGACAAAAGACGCGGTTCCATGCGTGCATCCGGAGATGGAGCTACCACAGGAACCGGCAGTAGCGGACGTAATCAAAGTACGCTTCACTATACTTTCGCTACCCCCGTCAAGTGCGTGTACGAGGGTGATATGGAAGACATTCTTACTGTAAAGGCTGCACCTGGCGGCTAAATTTCTCGTTTCTTCATTTAGTAATTTGTTTATGTCCGTCTCCGGATTCTTTCCGAGAGACGGACATTCTGTTTTGTCCTATCCTGGCAACAAAAATCGCAATAGCTTTGCATATCATTAAAAATCAACGTACAATGTCAAAGATTACAAAGAGCTACATTGAGGCACGCAGGGACGGCATAAAATGGCTGAACTCGCAGAAACGGGACTACAGTACCGGTGTGAATATCCTTACCCGTTCCGGATATAAAGGTTTTGTTGCCGCCCGCCTTGCCCGACAAGGAGAAAAGCCGCATACCCGTGAGAAGCTGGAGTATGAAATCCGTCAAATGATTAAAGTGTGGTACCATCCCGACGACCCGCGATTTGAGAATATAGACCTGGCGGATGATGCGGTACCGGGTAATGACGGGCGTCCCGAAACAGTTACGGAAGAAACGGCGGCAGCCATTGTTGCCATTGCGGAAAATGAACTGGCGCGTGAAGCGGATGAGCAGCCTGCCTATCCGCCGGTTATTGCCAAAATCATCTATGATTTCCGTGAATGCTATAATGAGCGTTCACGCCAGCACCGGTTGCTTGCCGAACTGGGTGAGACCAATACGCAGGCTGTATGTGCAGAACGCAAGGATATTGTCGCTCGTATAGGTTATCTCTCCAAACGCATGACTTTGCTGGCAACCGTCAAAAGGCAGTTTGAGCAAAACAAGGAGTTGCCGTCTGAAGAACAGCTGGACGAACTCTATAAAGAGAAGGATGCCCCTAAAGAACATCCGGACGCCGAATCGGACGATACCGACATCAGTGCTTTGTCGATAGAAGAACTGAAGAAAGCGAAATCCAACGCCAAGAGTAAGATAACCAAAGCAAAGAATATGTTGCTGTATTCTTCGGAGAGCAAGCCCAAAGACGGTAAAGAAAATCCTCTTCCTGATTGCCCGAAACGTGTGAAATACGAGAAGAAGATTGCCGAACAGGAAGCATTGGTAGAAAAAATAGAATATAGACTGGCCGAACTGCAATAATGCTGGTGTGTTGCGGTGATATGAATGAGACGCCGACGGAGAGCATGAAGGACAATGCGCTCCCTCTTCGCCAAACGGATGCGGCAATTTCCGACCATGACCTGGTTGCGGAAAAACTGCTGCATCCGGATGCCATGGGGATGTTGGTACCCGGCAGGGACAAACATTTCTATTCTTCAGGGGCATTCAACCTTATTCAACTGATTTTCTATATTCTGAAACAGACAGGTCCGGCACATCTGCTGCTTACTACCTATTCCATATCCATGGACAGTATTGCGGCGCTTCATCGCAAGACGGAAGCGGGTGAACTGTTGTCGGTACGGTTTCTGATAGACAATCGGGTACGCAGCATCTCACCCAAACCATTCGATTATCTGGTAACTACATTCCCGGACAGTTATCGCTGCCTGGCGTTGCATGCGAAGGTAGCATTATTATATAATGAGAATTGGAAGATTACCGTAGTGGGCAGCCAAAATGCCACTCATAACCCGAAACTGGAACGTGGGATTATCCATACCAGCCCGGACATTTTTGATTTTGACTTTAAGATGTTAAATGATGAGTTTGACGCAGCAGCAAAGTGATGAAATAGAGAAGATGGCATATCGGCTTATCCCACCGGGCTTGATTGCCATTAATATCGGTGTGGACGAAACGGATTTCGTTCAGGAACTCCGTACTCCGGGTACTGAAGTACGGGCGTCTTTCTATCGCGGGCATCTTCGTCAGATGGTCGAAATACGTGAAGCAATCATCAAATCCGCCGTCAATGGCAGTAATCCGGCACAGCAGGAGCTGATTAAATTCTTTAAATCGCAACAGCAGTATCTTGAGTATGAATAGTAATTTGACAGCAGCCAAAAGCAAGGCCGCACTGGAGGAACAGTCATACGAGCTTATCCGCCAGCACATCATTGACCCTGAAAACAGTCCGTTACCGGAACATTTGCAGGTACAATGCAACCGAGTGTTACAGATAGCCCGTCTTTTGGACGATTATCCGAACGAGAGCCATATCATCAATATCATGCTGGCAAAATACCGTATCTCACGTACACAGGTGCGCAAGGATATCGCCCTGGCGAAAGAACTGTTCAAGACACAGCATCAGTTTGACTGGGATTTCTGGTTTGCCTGGATGATAAAGGACCAGGTACAGCTCATCCGGGATTGCAAGCTCAAGGGCGACCTCAAGCAATGGAACAATGCCAAAAAAGTGCTGCATCAGATGATTGGCGAGAAACCGGCTTCGGTTGAGGACCCACGCCGCATGGAGAAGAATGTTTTCTATATTCAAATCAACAGTATGGGGCAAAAGGTGGATATTCCTCTGGATGCCATCCGCAATCTTTCACAGGAAGAGCAAAAGGTTTTGGTGGATTCGATGTACACACCCATTGACGATGTACAGGCGGAAGAAATTATGAACTCATAAATATATGGAAATATGATTGATACATTGATTGTTACAATTGTGATGTGCATTGATACCTGTAACCTCTCGCCGGTACAGCATTCAATTCATTCCGCATTTCGTGAACTGAATATAAAAGAGGCTGTTATCCGGGCGGTAGAAGATACCCGGCAACGGGAGCAGAAAGCCGGTAAACCGTACTGGCATGTAAGAAACTACTCGTTTGTTAATTCAAAATTCAGAAAACATTATGAAGAAATTAACCAATAAACGGCTTATCTCTTACCTGGTTGACCATAAGCATATCGATATGGTATCAGTCAGCAAGACACAGATTGTCTGTACCGTGTCCGCTAAGTTCAAACCGGATGAAGTGCCGCAGTTACTTGCGGACACCGGGCAATCTATGCCTCGTATGACTTCTTCCGAAGGTATGAACTACATTGTATTCCCTCGTTATTGATACGACAGGAGAATGGACGAGAACGTTTGGGAAGAGGTCATCAAAGTCAACCCGGCGCAGGCGGCATTCCTGGTAATGCCGTATAGGAACGGATATGTCATCTATTCACGTGCAACAGGTAAATCATTCATTACCGGGGCCGTGATAGATGACAATATCCGGCTGATGCCTCGTGGCATTACCACGCTCACGCAGGCTACCATTGGTCAGGCGCTCACTAAAACGTTGCCTTCAGCTTTCAAGATGCTGGAGATGCTCGGTTACAAACAATGGGATCCGGTCAGCAAGACCGGTGACTATGTGGTTTGCCGCCGTCCCATTGAGGGGTGGTACAAGCCCTACGAACACATCATGTCTTATGAATACGGTATCAGCTTCAGCAACGGGCACATGCTCTATATACTTACTCAGGGCGGTAACAGTCGTGGTCCGAATGCCGACTACAATATCACCGATGAAGCGCTGACGCTTGACAAAGAGAAGTTCGACCAGGAGGCGGCACCGACCAACCGCGGTAATGAGCATATTTTCGGACGCAAATCGGAGCATCCGGTATTGAAGCATCATGGCAATACTTTCTTATCTTCCATGCCTTATACTCCCGAACAGAAATGGCTGCTTGAACCTGCCGGATATTATGAAGAGGAACGAGATATCCGGTTGTTCGATGTTTGGAACAAGATTGTGCGGTTACAGATGCAGCTCATTGACGCGCGTATTGCCGGTGATGCAGGACTGTTCAAGGAAATCTGGAACGAGACCGTCCGTCTCCGTCAGAGCATCACGCCGTTCGTCTCGCGGGACGGCACGCTGTTCATCCTCGGTTCTATCTTCGACAATATCGCCAATGTGGGTATGAACTATATCCTGAACCAGTATAAGGTGATGGACAAGCTTTCCTTCATGATCGAGATCCTGAACTACATGGTGGATAAGATTGATAGCTGCTATTACCAATTGGATGAACGGCATGTGTATTACAACGCGACCAATGACGACTATATACGGGACTTTGCCGAGGATACCGGCTTCGATTGGAAACGGTTAGGCAATAACGATGACAGCCGTCGTGACCTGGATTGTAATCCGAACCAGCCGATAGAGCTGACACCCGACTGGGGTTCGGCAGCTTCTTTCCTTGAAGTGGGCCAGGAACGTAACTATGACTTCGTGACGAAACTGTTGACACGTGAGCCGGTGGATAACAATATCAATGAGTTCTTTGTCAAGCGTGACGAAGAGGACGACACTATGGTGAACGCGCTGATGGATAAGTTCTGCCACTATTATCGTAACCATATCAACAAGCACGTGCACTATTACCGTGACCGCTACGGGGATGCACGCCGTGCCAACAACAAAAAATCCTACAATGAGCTTGCCGTTGAGCGCCTGGAGAAACACGGGTGGACGGTGGAACAGCACACCCATGCAGGAATGGAACCGCCACAACATGATAAGTATTTGCTTTGGGCTTCCATCCTGGCAGAGAAAGATGAGCGGTTCCCAAAGAAGCGTTTCAACGGCTCAAAATGCAAGTACACACTTATCTCCATGAATAACACCCGTGTCATCGAAGACCGTGAAGGACGTTTTGCCAAGGACAAACGCAGTGAGCGTAATCAGTCCATTCTTCCGGAAGAAGCCACTCATTTCGGAGACGCGGTGGATAAACGCGTATGGACGAAGTACGGGCATTTGCTTAGGCAGGCTTACGGGTTCGTGGATGCGCGTATCTGATTAACCTTACATACATTCGCAACGGCAATCGCAATACATATAACAGGATTCGCAATCTTTGTAAGGACAGCCGCAACGCTTGAGGACAGGATACAGCACTGAATAAACGTTCGAGGGGGTGCACTGCCTATCATATTTCCTTTAAAATTGTGAATTTTATTAACAGTTGGGATAGGGCGCGGTTGGGAGAAACTTCCGTTTCTCTTTCCATTCGGATGGAAAGCAGAGTGTTATGTTCTTATGTTTAGCAAGATAGAGTTCTTATAACGTTTGTTAACTAACATCCTGGCGCGCAAAATCCGCACCGAGAAAATAGGTGGAAAATCTATCTCCTCGGTACGGATTTTGCGCGTTTTAGCGGTAATAAGCAGTGGCTTATTGTATTTACTCGCACCCATGCAGGCTACACCCGGTTTTACCCATTCAGAGGATAGACCGGGCAGAGCGGTATAGTTTTCAACTATGTATTGCGGCTGTTTCCTTTTCTGATTGTCGCCCTTTATTTCTGTCTCCTATCACCACGCAGTTTCGCTTTTTTGTGCTGCAAAGGTAAATGTTGACGTCACTGGCTCAAGTTCGGGCTGGCATTTCCGAAAAAATCTCCACCCTTCGGGTAGTATTCAGGCCGTTCCGGTTTTCTGAAAAACTTGCTCTTGCTCCTTACAACACCTTTTGATGCAGCGTAAAAAAGGCGAAACATACCGCGTAGCGACAGGCGACGCAGAAAAAAAAAGCTCCAATCAGGGAAACAGCCAATTAGATAAGGCTCACACCCGGAAGCTCAAGGTTCAACATAAAATTTGCAGCATTATGAAAACATTCACTTACAAACAGGCTATCGAGGTTTTGAACAAATATTTCAAAGGTTATAAGGTACTAAAGAAGTTTGACGGTATTAGGGAACTAAGTATTCTTTTTCGGGATGCGAACGGCAAAAAGTGGGAACTTCTTTCAACGGCCGACCCCTATTTTCAGTCGGTAGAGGATTTTGTAATCATAGAGGCGTAATAATTTAATACATAATATTTTAATACATAGGATTATGAAAAAGGAAAGAGATGAAAAGAAAGAACGTGAAGCACGGATTTTGAAAAGGCAGCAGTTAAAAACATTGTCGCAGTCTTTGGTCGCCCGTAGGGAGATGGGCGAATACATGGGCAACGAGGACGACACGGTAAACGGTCTGTTACGGTTTTACTACGCTTGTCAGGGGTACACCAACCTAAAGACTTTCAAGGAGTGGAAGAAAGCGGGTTTCACCGTCCGTAAAGGTGAAAAAGCACTGCTTATATGGGGAATGCCCGTTGCATCGAAAGCGGAGCGGGAACGCATCGAGGAACTGAAAAAACAAGGTCGGGAAGAAGATGCGAAAGAGGACTTTTTTCCGTTGTGCTATCTTTTTGCGGAAAGCCAGGTGCACAAATTAGAGAAATAGATTAATCACTATTATATAAATCATTAATTATTAACTTTTTAAATTTTACAAACATGGAAAAAGAAGTAAAAATAATCGGTGAAGAAGTGACAAAAGCAGTTGAGACAATGAAAGAAACGGGTAAGGCGGGAGCCGAAGCCCCTAAAGAACAACCTGTAAAAGAGGAAAAGCCGACCGATGCACCCGCCAAAGGTAAAGGGAAAAATTCTAAAAAGGACGAAGCGGCCAAGCTGCAAGAGGAGATAAACCGTAAGACAAAAGAACTGGAGAAATGTCTGGCCGACCTTGAACGGAAAAAGGAGATTTCCCGCAACCGTACCGCATTTATCAACGCTATGGATAAACTTGATGAAGCAGCGGATAAATTGAAGCAGGAAGATACGTTTGAAACGGCGGTTTATAAATTGCGGTTTGCGGAAGCTTCGGGCTATGGCAACAACAGCGATATTTTTACAATCTCCAACCGTTTTCTATTGGCGGAGTTCATTAAGTTTATGCAAAAGAAAATTCAGCAGAAAATCGAAGAGCTGGAGCAGCTTTTAATCAGTGAGTAATAAGTACAGGATAGCCCGCTTTCGGGCGGGCTGCCTTTGATAAAATATGAATGTTATGGAAACTTTGTTTGATAGTGCTTGCCGCTACATGAGCGACAGCGAACTGATATACGAGATAACCAATAATAAGAAAATTGTCACCGAGACGGAACAGCAAAGCGGGGAATATGATTTGAACGGTTTATTCTCCTCGTTGACACCCGGCCGCAAAAAGGTGGCTACGGCTGCCATCGAACTGTACAGGCGGCTGCAAAGCAGGTATAACGGGCAGGACGCTATCCGTTGCAGTCAGGATATTAATGCGCTGATGTATCCGTTTTTGTGGGATTTACCGAATGAGGAACTTTGGGTACTGGCTTTAAATAACGCTTCACGGGTGATAAAGAAAGTACGGGTGTCGGTTGGCGGCATAACTCAGACGGCGGCAGATGTAAGGCTAATCATGCGTATATTGGTGGAAGTATCCGCAACGCAATTCGTCGTAGTGCATAATCATCCGAGCGGGAACAAACAACCCAGTAGGGACGACAAGAATATAACGGAGAGATTAAAAAAGGCGGGTGAGGTGTTTGATATTAGGCTGATAGACCATGTTATAATAGCGGGAGATACTTATTACAGCTTTAGCGATGAAGGGATTTTGTAGGGGAGACGGGTGCGGGCGGCACCCGCTTCCGTTTGCTCGCGCACTCACAAACGGAAGCGGGTGTAGAGAGGTATTTTTTGTTCTCCGTTCCTTCAACCACGGAGGGGATTTTTTGTCCTATGATAGCGGATGGCAGAATTCTATCTTTGTGACAAAAAAGAGATATGATACGTTTTTTTACAAAATTCGTCGGTACCTACGGGTACGATTCATTAAAGGATTTCTTCCTTTCGATAGCTCCGAGCTTCAAGTATAACCTGCAACTTCCTGCAATATCCTTCAGTGCCATTACCGCAATAATCAGCGAATACATAGGCATCACTCCTTTCCTGGCAATGACCATGTTGGTGGCGATTGTTTCTGAGATGTGGACGGGTATCCGGGCAAGTAAGGTTCAGGGTATAGGTTTTGAATCTTTCCGTTTCTCCCGGTGCATCATTAAGCTATGCATCTGGCTGAGCATTATTTACATTATCCATTCCTTTTATTTGGAAAGCAAAACGATAGCGGAAAATGATTTTGTAATGCTGTTGGCTACCGTATTCTTTTCCATCGCCAAAGTGTTCGTCATGACCTGGTTTTGCGTGGAGCATGTAACCAGCATATTGGAAAACCTTGCCATTATTGACGGTAAACCGAAAGATACGCTAATCAAGCAAGTGGGGATATTATGGATGACGGTTACGGACAAATTCAAAAGAAAGGTTGATGAGACGGAACATTAAGTGCATATTTCTATGTGCGGTTATTGCATTTCTTGCCGGGTGGACAGGACATTGGTTCGGTTCCCGCTGCCGGAGTATTGTCCGTGTTCCGGAAACGGTTATCTGTCATGATACAATACATCCCGCAGTACCTGAGCCGAAAGTGATTGTCAGGGAAATACCTGCTGATGTGGATACGGCGGCTATACTGGCCGATTATTTCCTGGAGAAACAGTATCTTGATACAATTATTGAATACCCCTATCTACGGGTGGAATTGACTGACATAATATCCCGCAACACATTGCTTGGCCGTACGGTAGTGGTGGATTACAACCGGCCGGTTATTTACGATAATGCTTTAACGTTGGGATCATTTGTGGGACTTCATAATTGTATTCTTCTGGCAGGGTATCGCCGTAAATCCTGGGAATTTAAAGCCGGATATGATTTATACAACAAGTCTGTTGTGGTTGGTTTGTCTAAAGATTTGTGGAGATGGTAGCCAATATTGCTGATAATTCGTATGTATTTTCCTATGATATGCCGGACATCCGCATTACGGGCGTGCATGAGAGGTTGAGTATCCGGATGGTGATTAACGGACAGGAAGCGCTTTCAGAAACCTACTATCCGGACAATGACAATGCTGTTATCCTTTGTGATCCCGGCGACATCATCAATGAATATTTCGTACGTCCGGAACTCACCAATGATAATGCCTGGATTGCGTTATCACCCATGACGGTACAAATTTCCCTCTCGGACGATGTGACTACTGCCAACTACACGCTGTACGTATTTTATTCCAGATACCATATTTCTTTTGAGCCGTTGACCGATTTTATGTTCTATTCCCGTTACAAAGTCAAACGAGTCAGGCTGGATAACATTGAACATCTTTCTTTTTTCGTATCGGAAAAGACTAAAGTGTTTCTGGATGTTATCTATCTGGAATTAGGTAATAGTATCAAAAAAACCGTTGAGCTGAAACTTCCTGAAGCAAACCGTATGGCAGCATATAATGTAAGTCCGGTCAGAGTAAGCGGGCTTGCAGATGTGCAATATGCTAATATCATATCGTATGACGTGCGTATTACGAACGGTACTCTGACAGACCTTGTGAGATATGTCATAGACCGAAAAGGTTATCGTGAAACACATCAGTTTCTCTATTATAATATGTTCGGACTCCCAGAGGCTATCTCATTCTCAGGATTAGTGCAATACAATCCGGAACTGGTAGGCGATATTGTGGATATGGTAAAACAAAAAAGGCGGTTCAATCCCTTCTTTAATGATTCACGTACCGTTAATACCGGCTACTTGGATGAGAACAAATACAAGGCGCTGATAGATATGATAACCTCACCGGTGCAATATTGGTATGACCCCTCTTCGCTTCTAACAGAGATTATCATTACGGATATTGACTTTACCCATACGAAAATGGGTAACCAAAGAGTGAACGTGAATCTGACTTTCTGTCCGGCAAATCGGAAGTACCATGTATTCGACAGGGCTTCATTTGGCGGTGGAATATTTGACTATACATTTGATAGAACATTTGAATAATATGGAAACAATACGCAGAAATCTGGCTCTGGCCGACATGGATATCCGCACGGACGAACGCGGACGCCGGCGCATCTTTTCAATAAAGTTCGTCAGCAAGGAAGGTAAGATATATTTTATTCCTCAAGCATATGCTTGCGGTGCCGGGCGCATGAATATGAAAGAATACCAGTTCCGGGGTGTGCAGCCCTGTGATTGCAAGGGTAATCCCGAAGGACATCCCTACCCCGTAGATATAGACCTGATATTAGAGTATAATAAAATGAAAATCGTATTCTGATGAATATACTGTTTAATTCAAGCGGTATTCCCCTGCTGATGCAGTCTACATACATATTCGGTGAGACGACGGGAACACCGCAGAAAGATATGAAGGACCGTGCCAGGATTCTGGCACCGTATGACCTGTCAAATGTCAGCTATATAGACATCGATGGGGTGAAAGTACGCCCGTGGGGAAATGAAAATGATTTTCCACAGAAGGCGGCCGAAGAAATCGGTAATACCAGCGTGCTCAACACCGGACTGAAATTTCTTCGTAATCTGACGCTCGGACAAGGTATCTACCCTTGTACGGTGGACGGATACGATGATGCCGGCAATGAAATACTAAAGCCCGTTACGGATAGCCGGGTGCAGGCTTTTATTGCTTCCCGGAATGTAAGGCGCTACATGGAAAAGGTACTTCGGGATTATCTGAAGTTCGGTAACGGGGCGGTCCAGTTCGTACCGTCAGCGGCGGTTAACACTTTTGCCGGTGTTAACCCGGTCAATGCACTTTATCGCCGCTATTCCGAAATGGACGAATACGGTGCCTGCAAGTGTATCGTTTCCGGATATTGGCCGCAGCGTCCGGACAAGGGGCAGTACACCAAACTGGATGTATTGTCCGAATACGACCCGCAAATGCACGCCGAGGTACTGAAGTTTGCCGGAAAGCAGAAAGACGGATTCATCATGCCGGTGCGGGACAGCTGGAGCAATGACGACCTTTACGGCATGCCCATCTGGTGGCCCGCCTATATCTGCGGATGGGTGGAGATAGCCCATCTTATCCCCCACTTCCTCAAGAAGGCTTACAAAAACCAGATTACCTGGAAGTGGCATGTACAGATACCGTATTCCTATTGGGAGAAAAAATATCCGTCCAAGGACTATTCGGCCAAGGAACGTGAGGCGGCCATACAGAAGTACATGGACTCTGTGGAGCAGAACCTTTGCGGCCCGGATAATGCGGAAAAGCCCATCTTTTCACATTATGCCGTAAATGAAATGAACGGCAGGATTGAGGAAGAATGGAAAATCAAGCCGCTGGAGAATAAATACCAGGGCGGTGACAATCTGCCGGTATCGGCAGCCGCCAACTCGGAAATCCTGTTCGCCCTGATGGTCAATCCCAATGTGCTCGGTGCCGGTATGCCCGGCGGTACATACGCGGGCAACCAGGGCGGTTCCAATATCCGCGAGGCATTCCTCGTAAATATAGCCAATGCGTGGATTGACCGGCAGAATATCCTGGACCCGATAGAACTCTACATAAAGATGAACGGTATGCCGGAATGTGAGTTGCGTTTCCGCAATACTGTTTTAGTAACCCTTGATACCGGCAGCGGTACCAAAAAAACATTGAGCTAATGATATTCAGTGCAGAAAAATGGAACAACGGCAAGGAGTTGAAAGCGGTGATGAAGGTGAACACCGCCATCTCCTTTGACATGATGGAAACACCGCTTCGGAATGCTTTCCGACAATACCTTATACCGCTATTGGGCAATGCGATGGCGGGTGAAGTGGTTGAAATATACAGATTCGGTCCAAACCCGGATGTACTGGAACAAAATACTGAAGGGGCAACCGAACGGGAGAAGCTGGATAGCCGCCTGCTGGAGATTTGCAAGCGGGCAAATGCGAACCTGGCGTTCTGGAATGATTTTGATGAAATTAGCATGCGCATCACCGATGCGGGCTTCCAGCGGCAGAAGTCTGACAACAACGAGTCATTCCAGCAGGTGTACAAGTATCAGGAAGATAACCTGCGGACATCGTTACGGAACAAAGGATTCAATGCGCTTGACGAATTGCTTGAATTCCTGTATGCCCATATAGCGGAATATCCGGAGTTTGCGACCTCACAGGCTTACCAGAACCGTAAATCTGCCATCGTTCGCAGCACCGCAGATGTCAATGACGTCTGTTTTATCAATGGCAGCCGGATTATCTTTCTGCGTTTACAGCCGCATCTGAAGTTTGTCGAGGAAATGCTTCTTCAGCCGGCTATCGGTGACAAACTATACGAACATCTGATTGACGGGCTGGTTAATCCTTCTGAGAATGAAGGGCGGCGGAAGGATGTGGAACGTCTGCGCCTGGCCTGTTCCCGCTACATTGTGGCAATGGCGGTCAGACGTCTGTTGATGGAAACGGGCAGTATAACGGACCGGGGACTGTACTTCACCACGGTACAGCCGGGCGAAAAAGGCAATGAAGAAAAGAAACCCGTCGATGCGGAACGTATAGCCGTACAGGTTCAGAACCTGAAAGCGGATGCGGATATGTACATGACGGCTCTGCTAAGGACAGCACGTAATTATTTTGCAGAGTTATATACCGGTGACCCCAGAAGAATATTCGACCGGGACAATGACCATAAACGTACATTCTGGACATGAAAGAACTTCGCATTGAATACCGTAGCTGCGGCATCCGTCGTGAAGTGACGTGCCCGGTACCTCAGACATGGGAAGAACTGACACCGGAACAGTTCCTGCTTGTGTCGCGGCTGTATCTTCAGGAAATGGATGAATCATCATTCCTGAAGAAGTTCTATTCCCTGCCGTCCGGAGCCGGTTCCGATAATTATTACAGATACAAGTTGGGCGAGCTTGTGGAGTTCATCAGTGACTGTCGTGTCCGGATGGACCGTTTCATCCTCTCCGATGTGGCGGGATTCAAGGCGCCGGGTGAACGTCTGAAAGGAATGTGTTTTGAACATTTCATGCACGTGGACACGGCTTTTAACCGCTACACACGTGACGGTAAGGATACGTCACTGGATACTTTCGTGTCGATGTTGTATTTGAAAAGCAATGAGTATATTGTCCTACCGGCGGGTGAGAAAAACGGCTTATTTAGCCGTCAGAAACCGCTGATATTGCAAAAACGGGTAACGAAAGTGGCAAAGATTGACAGGCATGTCAAATACGCCATCTTCCTGAACTACGTTTTTGTCAAGAGGTGGCTCTCGAAAGCTTTTCCTTTCCTGTTTCCGATGGATGACGAATGGGAACCGGAAGACAAGCAAAAGAAACCGACTGCACCGTCGGTCAATTGGCTCGACATATTCGATGCCTTTGTCGGTGACGATGTGGCGGTCATGGAGAAATACCAGGCAATGCCGGTGGCAACCGCATTCCGCCTGCTTAATAAAAGAATACGTGATGCTCAAAAACAGAACAAATGACATTTTCAGAGTACATAGAGAATTTGGCCGAAAGGCATGTCGACATCCGGCACAAGGAGAACGATGAGGTACACTTCCTCTCATCCGAAAGGGAGAAGCATACGGCATTGGACAGTGTGCTCCATTATCCGGCGGTGATTCTGGACCGTGGTTCCGGATTCGGTTACGGCGGTGGTCCGGGAGCGTACCGGAAAGAGCGTGATTACCTACTTTTTGTCGTGGAGCATGTATCCGACACATCCGATTATGTACAGATAGAAACAGTGATTGACAAGTGTGAACGTATTTTAGACGAATTGTTCAATCGGTTGCTCGAAGACAAACAGAAGAGGCGCTACTGGTTCTCCTTTTCATTGGAAGAAGTGGAAGCAGACTATGTGACAAATAATGACAACCAACTTTATGGAGTGGTTGCAGCAATACATCTGTCACAATCCTATGTGGCTGTAAATTGCCGGAAAGCATTTATATAAATATGGCAGATACAATTGAGATACTTAAAGAACTGGCCCGGTATATACGGTATGCCACCCGGGAGAATGAAAACACCTCGGAACGTGTAGGACGTACGTTCGTTGGTATTCTTAACCTGATAAAAGACCTTGAGAATATCTATTTACATAAGAATCAGCCGGACGAAACTAATTTTCTGATTAAATTCTTGGGCGGATTATATTCTGATTATATCCGGTCTGTAAATTATTCTTCCGGCGTATTGGGAGAAGGCTTTTTGATAAAGGTCGACCAAAAGACCGGTAAGTCCTATATTGAGGTGGACGAGCTGTTTGTGCGCATCAAAGCCATGTTCTCCGAGTTGGAGATAAAGAAGCTCTCTTATGCAGGTGGAAACTACATGTTCACTGCCGCCGGAATGAAATGCGGCAAAGTTGATGAGTTCGATACGTTCTGGCGTTGCTATCTGCTGGTTGATGATGGAGAAACGGCTATTGAGAACCCGTTCAAGGAAGGCGACCAAATACGCTTCCAGGACTTCAATATCAAGCCGGGTGTCTACGAGAATGTATCCAACCGTTACTACTGGCGCTTATGCGTAAGTATCGGCGAGGATTACATAGACCTTAGCAAGACAGACTGTGACGCAAACAGCGACATACCTCAGGAAGGTGACAGCCTTGTACAGCTCGGTAACAGAACAGACAAGAAGCGTCAGAACGCAATCACCTTGTCCGTATATGGCGATGATGCACCGAGTATCCACCAGTATGCCGGGATAGATTCCTATTCAATGGCTGGCAAGGAAGTGACGGCTATCAGTCCGCAAGGTAACAAGTTCATGGGTGATTTTATCTTGAAGACAGGCATAAACATTATGACCCAGTTCAAGATATTGGAGGACTTGATTTATTCGGAAGTCTCTAAAGTGCTGGATGAAGTACAGACAAAAGATAATTTTCTGTATAATTCGGCTTTTGCATCCAACACCGATGGTTGGGATACGACAAACCGTATCCGTTTCTTTACTGTCAACGGGAAATTCCTGTTCTTCAATGATAATTTCTATAGCCGCAAGGATGCTATGGCAGCCGTTGTCCGATATGGCAACCGGAATGTGCTCCGTATCATAGCGTCCGGTATCAAGCAGGCTAATGCTGATTTGTCAGGAAAGCCTGTTCAGGGAGAAGAAACGCCGGGAAAATTCTTTATTTCTTTCCGTTATAAGGTTGTCACTTCCGGAACGTTGACAATCGGTTTTCCCGGACAGAACTTGTATTTTTCTGAACGGCTTGAACCGGGTAAGGAGTATATAAGAAAGGAGTATTCCGGCACTTGGGATGGAACGGGAGACTTTGAACTGAAATTTACCGGTGAAATGTATCTCCATTCTCTGGCATTGACAGCGAATGCCTATGAGGACCTGATGACGGTATTCAATACGAAAATTGAACAAACGAACAGGAAAATAACTCTGTTGTCTGAATCAATGTCCGAATCTATGAATACTTTGGCTTCCGAGATGCAGGTTGCAGCCGAGGGAATAAGTGCCGCAAATAAGCGGATAGATGCAGTTGACGGTTCTCTACGGGAAATAGGGTTAAGTATCGACGGTATAAAGGACAATCTTTCCCTATATGTGAAAAAAGATGGCTTGGGTTCTGCTATTGACGTTGCACTTGACAATATATCTGTATCATCCCGGAATATTTATTTTACCGGGAATATCTCGATAAATGGTAATACGTCCATTCGTAAAGATGGTACACTTAAGGCTGTAAACGGAGAGTTTAGCGGAGAATTGAAAGGTGCCACCGGAGAGTTCAATGGAAAAGTTGCAACCAAGAAGAATGGAACAAGAATAGAACTTGATCCGGATACAAATTCCATCCGCATGTATAACCAAAATAACCAGATGGTCGGAACATTTGACTTTGTTTCGGAATCGTGGAACGGGGCTACCAACTACTATCCGAGAATCCGCTTGATGAATTATCACAATTCCGCGTTGGTCAGTGAACTTAGACTGGGAACAAACAATTTGAACATTTCTATAGGAAGTGACTCTATTTCTTTAACGAGAAGTGGATTGATGTTCTATATTAATGGGAAAACAAAAACATATTCATCCACTTAATTTTGAGCTTATGAAGAGAATAAATTTTGAAAAAATGCTTGTAGCGTCAGATGTTGCCCGTAGTCATTGCGAGAACAGGGACTATAAGAAAGAGTTCGCGAACAAAATGTACCAATACGGCTATGGAATTGCTATGCATCTTCTTTCAATAAAGATATACCAGTCTTCTGGTGAAACGGCATACACGGATGAGGAAGTCAATCTGATGCAACGGTTTGCAGAAGAAGAGCTGCCGCCTTTCTTTATCGATGCGCTTAACCATGCGATTCAGAACCAGCCGGAAGAATGTGTAACTGATAAATGACTATTTTTATGGAATTAACGGAACAGCAATACAACGAACTATTACAGCGTCTTAAGAACGACTTGCAGGTCGGTTCCCAAGGTGTAGGTGAAATACCATTGGCAAAATCATTGGAAGGTATTGTTTCTTTACCTGCATTCCAACCGATTGAAGGTAAGGATATGCCGGATATTGTAGAAGCTCCGCTTACTTTGCTTGCTACCCCTGCATTGGACGCGGAAAAGATGATTAAGGAAGCCGAATCAAAGCGTGTCGAAGCCGAGACTGGACGTGCCAAAGCAGAAGAAAAACGGGTTGCGGAGTTCGGAACACTCAAACAGGAATCACAGGCAGCAACGGCTGAAGCCAATGCTGCTGCAGAACGTGTAGATGAATCGATTACCGACATCAGCCAAGAGAAACAAGCGGCCGTTGAAGCGACCGAGAGGGCGGATGCAGCAGCAGGTTTAGCAACCGGAGCGGCAGAGGAGGCCAATGCAAAGGCAATCCTTGCCAATCTCGCGGCAGAAGCTGCAAATGCTGCCGCAAGTCTCGCCGATGAAAAAGCTGCCCTTGCCGATGAAAAAGCGGGACTGGCCAATGAAGCAGCCACCACCATTGATACCAAAATGCAGGAGAAAATCAATGCCCTTATAGCCAATGCTCCGGAAGCACTGGATACGCTCGTCGAACTTGCGGCCGCATTGGGTAATGACCCGAATTTTGCTACGACAATGGCAACGGAGCTGGGGAAGAAGATTAATAAGGCGGACATTATAAATGACCTTATTACCGGCGGTTCCAGTAAGGTTGCTTCGGCAGAAACGGTTAAGATGCTGGATGCAAGTAAGATCGGAAGCCTGTTTTTTACAACTATATCGAAACCGATGACAAATGATGAATTCAGTGAGATTATTACTCCTGATGCTCACACGTTGTATATTGTAACTTTACCAGGCTCTTAAAACATAAAGCTATGGCAATATATACAGGGAATAGAAAAGTTGTATTTTACCTGGGCAAGGACATACTCTATGTATATGGTAACTTGCTGCTGAAAACCTACATGGGGAAATGGTATACCGGGCTGCATGTTCCATATCTCGGCATTGTTCGGATGGGTGACAGAAACTTTGTATGTCTTGTTAAAGCCGGAACTGATAACCCGCCATTATGGACTATAACCGATAAGGACGGAAGGCGTATTTTGCAAACGCAGGATGGTGGAAAGACCTATGGATATATACTAACCGGCGAACAAAATACAGCCGAATTTGATGAAGTTATTGATTGATTAATATTTACAAAAAGAGATAATAATTTAAATGTTAAATTGGGCTGATTTTCATGGTAGAAATGACGCCCCTAAAATATACAAGGCATGGCAGAAGATATAAAAATGAGTGAGTTTAA